TCTATTCCCACGTTGTATCGTTTTTATTTCTTGTTGTTTTTCAAAGTTAATAAAATTTAACCTATGATTGAATTTATAAACATTCCATTTTACTATATCCTCCCAGCTTGTGTTATATTCCTTACTTAAAAAGTGAATCACTTTCTCCCACGTATAGCGAGAAGATTTCTTATCAGTCTTAATTTCGTCTTCTTTGGGTTCTCCGTATAACTCTCTATTAATACGATTGATTGACGCAAAAAAAAACTAACCACATTTAAGTAGATAGGTAGTGGCAAATGTTGTTTAAATATCTTTTCCCTTTCTTGGTTCGAGTATATCATATTCCCGTTTACATCTAAATCCCCGTAATTCGTACCCTTTTCAATATACATTAAAGCTACTAACCTTGCTGGGTTTGTTTGCATATCTGAGTTAGATACATCTATATGCCAACCTACACCAACTTTTTTAGGATCTACTAACTCATACTTTTGCCCGAGTATCTCAATTTCTTTTTGTGGCTCTGTTATTTGATAGTCTTTAAATAAGCTTATACAATGAACGTAAATATCTTTTAGCTCTGATATATTCACTTTCTTTAATTCGTTTATTGTGCCACTTGTTAGACAGCTTAAAAACTCGATTATATCTTTTAGATCCAAGTTACCAGTAGTAAACTTTGGATTCGTTAGAGCTTCTAAATGTTCAATCCTTAAGTCGTTCATTGACTTTGGAGCTTTAATATTAATATACTTCAAAATACCCATTGCTTATTGTTTTAATTGATTGTACTGCTAACGCTAAACTCATTACGCCGTCATCGTGTACACCTTGTGGCGCACCGTATTGAACTCTTCTGGTTTTCTCATTGTACACATACGTGAATGCGTTAAGCTCGTCTATTAGCCAGTTTTGATTTAATACTTTTATTTCTTTATTCTCGAATAATACTGATAAGTCTTCAATCATTATAGGCTTAGACTTTACCGAAGTTACGTAAGGTTCTACAAAGTTGTAGATTCTATTCTGCAGCATCTCAAAGAATACATCTCCCTGATTGTTTACTTCTACCATTACCTTAGCATTATAATGCTTTATAACTTCGCTTACCTCATCTATTATCTTGGACCATTCTAAGTGACGCCAACGATTGACGTATATCATTTCATAGTTAGAGTTTAAGATCGTTAAAACGGTATAATCGTCTGCCCTACCTATATCTAACCCTCCGTATAAGTTACCTTTGTTTTCTGTTCCTTCAAATACCGATTGGTCCACATTCTTAAACAACCCACTTGCATTGTCTATAAACTTCGCTAAATATTCCTGTTCAAAGATATGAGCAGGTAGGTTTCTTTTCCTTTCTTCTAAGTCATTTGGATCAATCATAGGATTATCAAAGGATGTATAGTGAAAGTATTTGTATCGTTCATCATAGTTAGGTTGTAAGCTCATCTTATAAAAATGATTCTTACCCTTTGGAGTGGATATAAATATAACCTTTTTACCTTTCACTAACACTGTAGCTGAAAGAACTTCACTCCATAACTCAGCACGTGTAAAGGCATACTCATCAATTATTAGATAGTCGAATGTGTTCCCTCGAATATTGTCAGGTCGTTCACCAGAAAAGAACTGAATTTTACTTCCTAAGCCTGTTATTGTTAAATCTGATCTATTGTATTGGAATAGTCCACTTCGAGCTGTTACACCCTCCATTTCATCAAATACTTTCTTTGATTGTTTGTATATCGGAGTAACCCACGCAATATTACAACCTTTATGATTGATAGCCCAGTAAAGCATTTGGTTAATACCTAACATGGTCTTTCCAAACTGCCTACCTATATTTAAAACATAATACTTATACGGCTCGTTATTTATCGAGTGGTGTATTAGTCTCTGTTTATCGTGTGGTTTATAGCCTTTAATCGTTGCCATCAAAATCGAATTTCTCGATTATCGTTTGCTCTATTTGTTGTTTCTCTGTAAGTCCATTTAAACGTTGTGTAATACTTGGATTGTATTGTCCTACCATGCCACCTTCAATCTGATCCTGTCTTATTGCATTCCTTACACGCATACAGATACCGCAATAATCTTCATATGCTTTGTTTGTATTTCTAAAATAATGTTCAATAGTCAATCCTTTTTCGTAGCAAAAGTTATCAAATCCCTCCATTGTTAAAGGCACTTCTAACAGTTCGTAATCGCTTTTACCGTCTTTACCTACAAATACATGTTTAGTTCTTGGATTGCTCTTTACGTGTGTTCTATACTCTGTAAATAGTTCCCATAGTTTTTCTGGAGTTTCTATATACTTATGCTTTGCCATTGTGTTTATGCTTTTGGTTTACGTGTTCTTTTTACCTTTGGTTGTTCTACTGCATATTTAGATTTCGTTTCTTCGTAGAATCTAACTTTCCAATTGTTAACAATTAACCACGCTTGTGGTATACAGTTATTACACCCTTTAGTAATTGGTCTTCCTGTTATCTCTGAATATACTTCGTTTAGAAGTAAGAATTCGTTATCTGTTAACTTAGATTCGTTTTGTTTGTCTTTGATCTTTTCGTAAGATTCAAAACTATTTGCTGATAGTATCATATATTTTTGCTATTAAAAACGTTGTTAAAGGTAAATAAAGATCGTTACATATTAAACCAAAAGGTAGACTAATCCAAAAGGTAAAACATGGGAAACAATCTAATGGTTTGATAGGCTTGCTTATTCTCGTTCCTGTTGCTTTACGTAGGTAGTAACCTATGTTTAATTCGTGGTGTAGTATTACACTCGTGAAAATGGCTAATATTTCGTATTTCATTTTAGTTAAGATAATAAATTATTTCTATTCCACCGTTGTAAAAATCCGACTCAATGTAGATTAAACGGTACTTTGCTTTTACTTTTAATTTCATATACAAATATAATAAAAAAAACCTACCAAATTAATGATAGGTTCTTTGACTGGAAAAAAGCAAAAGCGAAAGCGGTGTAAATATAGTTATTATTTTTCATTCTCTAATGCTATACCGTATAAAATACCAATTGTAATTCCTAAGTAGATAGCTAATAGTATATCTTTATATTCGTTAAATATGCAAATTGATACTATACACCCTATCAATAAGCTTATGTATGTTATTATGTATTTAATCATTTTCCTTTTATATTAATTCCTTTTTGTTCTTGTAGAATATCGTTTATAATGTTTCTAACGTCTCTAATTAAATGTTCATCTACTTGATTGTTTAAATATGTTTTACTATATCCTATCTTTTCAAGTTCTCTAATTATTTTCTTTGTCGTTATTTTCATCTTTTACAAAAGTTCCGTTAATTGTTTTGCCTTTGCGGTTTTTGATCACATTATAGGCATCTTCTAAGCATTGGTTATAGTCTATTGCTAATTGTTCAGAAAGTATCATTAAAACTATTTGAATATCCCCTATCGCATCTTTTATCTCTGGATATTCGTTTTTCAAGAAAGCACTTCCTAATTCACCAACTTCTTCAGATAGTTTGATCAATTGTTTCGGTGCATTGCCTAACTTAATTAAGTTTCTTTCTTTTGCCCACTCAATAACCTTTTCTTGTGTGTTTTCTTTTCGTTGGCTCTTTAACTTTTCTTTGTAGTTAACTGCATCCATAAGCTCTTCTTGTGTATGGTTAAGAAAGTTATCTGTATTATTTTCGTTTAAAGTAGTACCGTACTTTTCAATACCTACCTTTGACCTTTGTAGGAATTTATTGACTACGCTTTCAACAATAGGATCTGTTTTTTCTTTTACTAATTCAAAATCTCTTACCCAAAATTCTTTTATATTACCTCTATCATCTTCTATATGTATAGAGTTTCTATTGTCACCATAGCTATCTAAGGCTAAAATATTATACACTTTATTTTTTTTTAATGTGTTTATCTTCAAACTTAGGTTTAAATTTAACCCCTATTTTAAATGCTTTCATTTCTTTTGGTTTAAAATATTTTTGTAATGTTTCGTTTAGTTCGTAACCTCTGGCAAATTCACTTGTTACCCACATATAATTTTCCATCTGTTGTACTACATATTCTTTTCCCTTTTCAAACATTAATCTATAGTTATCTATATAGTCAGAGATACAAACCAATATGTCATTTTGTTTAATCGTATTCTTCATTCTTGTAATATTTTCGTTTAATATCTTTTGTTAATTGCATTCTTTTAAATTTTCGTTTCAAAAACAATTGAATTTTTGAAAGGGGATTAGAACCTATCCCCCATCTATATAATTTTGCTTTATTCATCAGAAAGGTAGATCTCCGTTATCTTCAACTTCATTCACTATTTGTGTAGCTGTAGGTTTCGCTACTAATGTAGTTTCTTCTTTCATTTGTACGTTTATTTGCCACAACTCAAGACTATTGAAATACTTTACTTTACCTTGTGGATTTGTCCATTCACGACCTTTTAAATTGAATTTACAATCTACATTATCCCCAACTCGAATACCGTCTAATAAATCGGTTTGATTGTTACTACAATGTAATAGTATATCCTGTTCGTACATACCATCTTTTGTAGTTATTACTACTTCTCTTTTTGAGTATTTCTCTGTAACTTGTACTGTTTGAAATACTTTTTTCACTATTCCTTTTAGTTCCATCTGCTTGGGTTGTTTACTTTTAAATATAAATTATTAAATCTTTTCTTTGTGTTTACAAATTCGTTTTTTACGTTATAAACATCTGAATGTATTACTTTATATGTTAAAGTAT